TACTATAATGACTACGATGAGACAAAGGATTTCTATAATATCCTGTTTCGTCCAGGTTATGCTGTTCAGGCTCGCGAATTGACCCAGCTACAAACAATTCTTCAAAAACAGGTTCAACGTTTTGGAGATCACGTTTTCAAGAATGGAAGTATTGTAACTGGAGCACAAATTTCAACGTCAAAGGCAACGGCTCTAAATCTATCATCCCAATATAGTGGTTCAGATATCACAATTGCAAATTTTGATCGCAAGTATGTCAATAATACAACAAACACAGCAACAACTCAAGCAACAGCGTTTGTGTTAACATATGAAACCGGTTCATCTCCAGTATTGATGGTCAATTATATTTCTGGAGACACTTTTGCAAATGATACGATCAAGGCATCGAACACATCAGACTTTGCAGTAATTTCTGGACCAGAAGGTCTAGGAACAGTTGCAAGTATTTCTGAAGGTGTAATGTTTGTCGATGGATATTTTTCAAGAGTTGCAGCACAAACAATCATTCTTGACAAGTATTCAACATCTCCATCATATCGTGTTGGATTAGAACTAGATAAAAGCATTGTTCTTCCAACATCAGATACATCTCTTCTTGATCCTGCATTAGAAGCATCAAATTATCAGGCTCCAGGCGCTTCTCGCTACAAGATAACTCTAACTCTTGCTAAACGCACACTTGATAGTACCGACGATAGCCAGTTCATTGAACTTCTTCGTGTTGAAGATGGATACATCACAAATATTATCAAGTATCCAATTTATTCTGAATTGGAAAAAACATTAGCAAGAAGAACAAATGACGAGTCGGGTAGCTACACAGTCAGACCATTCACAATTCGATTGAGAGATCATGCAAACACAACTCCAAATGCGGAGCTATTTACTGCAACATTAAGTCCTGGAAAAGCTTATGTTCAAGGATTTGAATATGAAACATATAGTTCATTCAATCTAGATGTTGAAAGATCAAGACAATCTTCGAATGTAAATAATTATCCACTATCATTGAATTATGGAAATTATGTTGTTGCGACAAATGCAAATTCTACTGGCGGCGCAACATCGACCGGATTTTTCAAAATAGATGATTCTGGCATTGGTCCACAGCTTGTCGATTTGCATTCGGTTGTTCGCGGTCAAATTAATACAGTAAATCCAACCTCATACGCAGCGACTAAAGTTGGAACAGCAAGAATAATAAATGTTGACTATGATAGTGCTGGAAATACAGCAAATTCATATTCATACAAATATAGAGTTTATTTGAATGATTTTTCATTCTCAAATGTAACCGGAACAATATTTGCAAATACATCAAATGATAAAATTGTACTAGCAAATGTGTCAAATGAAACATCGGCACAAACTGTAGCAAACGTTGCAAACGCATATCTAGGTTCGGTCATAAGAATTGCAAATGGTGCATTGTCGGGAGTGACCAGAACAATCGTAAGCTATGATGGAACTACGAGAACAGCAACTCTTGACTCAAATATTGCCATATCAACAGCTCAAGCAAACGCTGATCGTTGGTCAATAGATTTCTCATCTAGAGATATCAAGAGCATGGCAAATATCGTAACTGGAACTCCAGTTTCTATTGGTGGTTCTATGGACGTTGATGTATCAAGCAAATATGGTAGCAATACAGAAATTACCGATCCTAGATACAACAAGTTGCTATTTGAGCTACCACAAAACTATGTCAAGCAGGGTATAACTGATCAAACATACGACTACTTCAAGGTGTTGGGTACTGCAGTATCCTTTACAAGCGGAACAACTGGGTCAATTAGTGCTGGTGTTGGAGAAGTATTTCTTGCAAATGGTACACAGTCAACTACTCAAGCATTGGAAAACTTCATTGTTGTTATTCGCAACAATCTAGGTTCAACGATTGGAGCAAACGGTGCAATTCTACCTATGACAACAGGTAGTGCAAGCATTGTCGTTAATAATGGAGGAACGCCAACAGCAACTTTCACGGCGCCTCAAGCAAATACATTCACAGCTGACATTTTGGCAAAAGTTTCGATAACTTCTGGATCAAAAATAAATGAGAAGTTGAAGACTCTAGTTACTTCAAATTCCACACATATTCAAACGCAAGGTGGAACAGCAAATGCAACATTTGCAAATGTTTCTATCTATTCTGCAGCTGGTCAAGTTCATCTTTCCGCGCCAAACAAGACACCAGGTCAAAAAGATAGCTTGTACACATCTGACGTTTATGAAATAAACAAGATATATGATATCGGGTCTGCTGCTTTCACAAGCGGAACTGTTTTATCTTCATATAATGACATTACATCAAGATACTCTCTTGACAATGGACAAAGAGATGATCATTATGATCATGGCGGAATTGTCTTTCTTCCAGGAAATTCGCCACCAACAGGAAATGTTGTAGTTTGCTTTAGTTATTTCAAACACGAAACTGGTGGTAGTGATGGTTTAGGATATTTCTCTGTCGATTCCTATCCATATTATAACAATATTCCACAATATACAAGTGCATCATCAGGCGAAACATATGATCTAAGAGACTGCATAGATTTTAGACCAAGAAGACGAGACAACTCAAACACTTCGCCCGGATATACTCTACAAACCTTCAGAGTCGGTCTTCCTAATGAAGAATTTTCTGCCGATTATCAATATTATTTGGCAAGAAAAGACAAGATCGTATTGACAAAAGACAGAGTCTTTAGCGTTGTTAAGGGCATCTCTTCTCTAAATCCAGTTCCTCCTAGAGAACCTGAAGGATCAATGGTTCTGTATAATTTGACCATTGCTCCTTATACAGCATCGCCAGCAAATGTAATAGTAAAGTACGTCGAAAACAAACGCTACACGATGCGTGATATCGGTTCTCTAGAAAAGAGAATTGAAAATCTAGAATATTACACGGCTTTGAATTTGGTCGAAAAAGATACTGAAATCATGTCGATCAAGGATGTTAATGGTCTTGATCGCACAAAGAATGGTATACTTGTTGATTCGTTCAAGGGACATTCTGTCGGTGACGTAAGAAACATTGATTACAAGTGTTCAATCGACACTAGAACAGAAGAACTTCGTCCGTCAACTAATACAAATTCACACTACTTGGATTATGATTTTAGCGCAAGTACTGGATTGACATATAAATCGGGTCTTGTATTGCTTCCGTATACGACAGAAGAAATGGTTGTTCAAAACGTTTCATCGCAAACAGTTGACGTTCAACCATATCTGTTTGCTCGCTTTGTTGGCTCAATACAATTGATTCCTGAGTCTGACTTTTATTTCAACAAGTATGACCTACCAGATGTGACGATAAACTATACCGGAGAAAACGATGGATATTCGGCATTGCAATCAGCACTAAGTGGTACAACATCTGCGTTTGATGCTGAATTCGGTCATTGGGAAACACGTTCAACTGGTGCAGAAATTGTTACAAATGAATTGAACGAGCAGGGAAGAAATGGACTACAAATTTGGGAAAATGGTGTAAATAGAACAACGACATTTGGCGGCTATCAGAACGGATTCCTGCGTCGCTCTTCATTTGATCAAATTTCTCAAACTGTCAATGATCGTGTCGTAAACCTTGGTGTTACTCCGATCATGCGTCAAATCGATATTGATTTTGTCGCAACATCTTTAAGACCAAGAAAAGTTGTATATTATTACTTTGATGATGTGAACGTAACAAATTATGTTCAGAGAGCTAACGAATTAGTATTTTCTGGAAATAATTTCTTTGATAAAGCCGATGGTGAAAGAATTACTTCGGGATCGGGTAATACTGCAAATGTTATCTTGTCAAAGACATTGTCATCATCTAATGTTGCATATGTTGCAGACGTTAGCGGGAATGTGATAGCTGGACAAACTTGGACAGGTGCAAGATCTTCAAATACAGGTATTGTTGTAGAATATAGACACTATTCAGGTACTGCAAGAAGTGCAAATTCAACTACGATCAATCTTGCATTTGATGCAGCAAACACGGATAGTTGGTATGTAGGAAATACAATCTACTTTGTTGATGGTTTAGGTGTTGGATCTTCTTATACAATTGATGCGTATATTGGCTCAACGAGATCTGCAAGAAACACTGCAGGCTTCTCTGTAACACCAGGATCAAATACAAGATATTCGATTGGCGATTCAAAGACAAATGAATTTGGTCAACTTGCCGGCACATTTGTTGTACCAAGCAATAGTACGTTGAAGTTTAGAACTGGCGAGAGAATGTTTAGAATAAGTAATCTTGCTAATGGTTCTTCAAACGGTTCAACGACTATTGGCGAAAGCAAGTTCTATGCACAAGGATTGATTGGTGTTTCTGTAGGCGTAACTGCAACCAGATTGCCACAGCCTACATATTATCCTGGAGATGCTTATTATTGGGATGGTGATGCTGGAAATCATGGAGCACCAGATAATAATGGTTATGGCGGTGGTGGATTAGGTCCAGATAGTACAGGAGCCAGTGGTTTTGGTGGCGGCGGATCAGAACAGCAATAATTTTTTGATTAAGAAAAGAGAGAATAAATGCCAGCAATTCTAGCACAAACATTTTTCGTAGATAGAACTCTTTATAGAGAGGGTGTATTTGTCTCTAGCGTTGATCTATTCTTCGCAAATAAAGATTCATCAGGAATACTTCCTGTCGAAGTACAGTTGCGTCCAACAAGAAATGGATTTCCTCTAACGAATTATGCCATACCTTTATCAAAAGTCTCTGTTGATGCGATAAATGTAAAAACATCAGACCAACCAGATTCAAATGATTCTGATACAAAAACGTCTTTTACTTTTCCAGCTCCAGTATATCTTGAACCTGGCGGTGAATATGCTCTTGTCGTGTATTCAGATAGTCCTGAATATGTTCTATTTTCAGCCAAAGTTGGTCAAACACTAGTTGGTAGTGATAGGTCTGTATCTAAGCAACCGAATACCGGCGTTTTGTATAAGCCACAAAATGCATCAGAATGGATACCTTTTGCAGACGAAGACCTAATGTTTGTCGTGAATAAGTGCGTATTTTCTACGGCAAGTTCAGGATCAGGAGTCTTCAATGTTCGTTCTCCGTCTTCAAATGTCGAGATGGACTTAATGTACGTTCGATCAGATCAGATGAAATTTGCTACATCTACACTAGATTATTCATTTAAAGCCACATTGAAGTCAACGGGGATAGTCGATTCTTCGTATACAGGATTTTTGACAAACAAAGACTATGAATTTAATGATGGTTTAGGTCGTAGAAAGATTGATAATTCAAATCACTTTATATTGAAGGCAGATTTCGCGACACTAAATCCAGATGTGTCTCCAGCAGTTGACGTACAAAGACTTGGTTTGTTTTCAATTGAAAATATCATCAATAATGCAAATCTTTCAAATTCGACAATTGTGGTAACTGACGGCGGCGCAGGACACACCAATCCAACAGTTACAATTTCTGGCGGTGGTGGTTCAGGTGCAACGGCAACAGCAAACGTTGTAGCAAACGTAGTTAGAAACATCGTTGTTACAGCTGGTGGTTCTGGGTATACAAGCACGCCAACTATTACAATCTCTGAAGGCGGGGCGACAAGAAACGCTTCGGCAATTGTTCTTGGTGAAACAAGATCGTCTGGTGGTAATTATCTTGCTCGTTATATTAGTCGTCGCGTACAGCTAAACGATGGCTTTGACTCTTCGGATCTTCGCGTGTTCTTGACTGCATATAAGCCACCTACGACGGGAATTGAAGTATACTATAAGATTTTGAACGCTGATGATCCCGATGATTTTGATGTAAAATCATATTTCAAGATGGAGCAAAAGACGCCATCGGGAGTGACATCAACAAACTACAATGACTACATTGAATATGAATATAGACCATCTCTAAACACCGATTTGGTTATATATTCAAGTGGTGGAACAACATATGAAACATTCAAGTTCTTTGCAGTCAAGATAGTGCTAAGTAGTCCAGATACTACTCTTGTTCCTAAAGTTAGAGATATGCGTGTAATTGCGTTGCCGGCAGGATGATAAAATGAAAGTCAAGATTACCGATACGCAATATGTTCGTGATATAAATTCAAAAGCAATTCTAAACACAAATAGAGCACAGTTGGATGAATATCATGTTAAAAAGAATATGATGTCTAAAGTCAATGAAATAAATACTTTGAAAGAAGAAGTGGCGGAAATCAAGGACATGATGCAAAAGATTCTAACATTAGTGTCGGAGCGCAAGTAATATGCCTATTAGTAACGTAGCACTCACGAACACATTTGATGAATGGAGAGTGACGACTAATCAGCTGATTGTTGTCACAAATGACTTGCTTGGCGATGGTCTTACGACTTATCGTAGTGTGACTGCAAATGTTGTTACAGCAAATACGTTGTTTTTTGGAACTTTGAATGTAGTATCTTTGCTTGCCTCAACTTTTGCTCGCGCTAATGCTGCAAATTTGATTGCAAATCTAGCATTTGATAAAGCAAATACAGCAAATGTAATTGCAGCTGCCGCTTTTGACAAAGCTAATGTTGCAAACAACAATGCAAGTAATACGGTTCTTCGCACGGGCGACACGATGACTGGAACCTTAGTTGTTCCAAATATCAACGTATCGTCAAATATTCGCATGACCGGCGGTCTTGTCGATACTGCAAAAGCCAATATTCTTTCGCAAACATTGACTGATGCTGCAACTATAACGTGGAATGCATCAAATGGACAAATTGCTACGGTTACATTGAATGGAAATCGTGTTCTGTCAAACATAACAAATATTCGTGTTGGTACATATGTTCTTCATGTAGTGCAAAATACGTCTGGTGGTAGCTCACTTACTTTTGGACAAGGATATCGTTTTACAGGGAATATTGCTCCGCCATTAACTACAGCAGCGAATTCTCGTGATGTGTTTACTTTCATTTCTGATGGATCAAAATTATACGGCTCATTCATTCCTGACGTAGGATAAAATGTTTCTACCACTTGTCACTAGACCAAATATACTAATAAACATAAACTCTATTGCAAACAATGTCAATTTGCGAGCAAGGGCAAATTCGCCATCATATCCTTTAAATGTTTTTTGCTTGATCAATGCAAACATTACGAGTAATTCTGCAAATATTCCAGCACTTAGAACTGGATTTGGCTGGGCAAATTCTACATATATTGTGATAAGAAACTCAGCTAATATTGTTGGGAATATAGGAGTTACTGGTATTTCTGGTTCTGGTGGTGCAGGCGGTCCCGGAGCAGGATATCCCACAAATCCAGTTGCAGCAGGTTCTGCTGGCGGAACTGGCGGGCAGGGTGCGAATGGTAGTCCTGGGTTTCAAGCAGAGGCAAATACCGGAACAACAACAACATCATTTGTCATAGTAATGAATAATCAAGGTTCTATCATAGGCGGCACCGGCGGTCCTGGCGGTCAAGGCGGTGGCGGCGGCGGCGGTGGTGGTGCTCTAGGATTTACACCAAGCAAAGGTGTTGGTCAATATCACGGCGGCGGCGGTGGCGGCGGCGGTGCCGGTTCTCCTATTGGTCTTGGCGGCGCAGGAGGACCTAGTAATGTTAATGGATCAGCTGGAGCAAATGGAACGGCTACACTTGGCGGCGCTGGTGGTGCTGGCGGCGGCGGTTCTACATATACTGCTGGACCGGGCGGTTCTGGTGGAAATCTTGGCGTTGCCGGTTCTCCTGGCGGAAATAACGCTGGATATGCATTCAATACAACATATGGCGCAAGAGCCGGAGGTGCTGCCGGAGCAACAGGAAATGTTGGTAATACGGGATTTGGTATTTCTGGCAATAATTTGATTAGATTTGTTGCTTTTGGTACTGTAGTTGGAAATACTTCAAACTAATCATACAAATTTAGGACCAGTAATCCAAATTACTATTGTTTTACGAATGCCCTTGGTCACTGGTTTTACCCTATGAATAATGTATGAAGGAAAGAATATCATTCTACCTTTTTTCATTAATATGGTTTCGGGTTCTTCTTGATTTCCCACATTGATTTGAAATTCTCCTCCAACAAAGTCTTTTTCCGGATCGGACAAACACATTACAAGAGACAATTTTCTTGTTATATTAAATTTATTTTGACCATGAATCATATCCATGTGCCAGTTATATTCACCACTTTCATTTCCATGATATTCTGTGTATTGGAAATCAGCATATCCGTTTAATTCATAATTGTAGTAGCTTTCATTTATAATTTTGCTTATTTCATTTACTCTATTAAAAAACCATGCATTATTTTCATTTTTACTATAGAATTTAATTCTTGATTTTCTTATCTTTTCTGTTTCGTTAATGTCATTGGTACCAACAACAGTTGCTTTTTCTGTTTGTTCTATTTGACAGTATCTTTCTAAATTTGTTAATTCTTCTTCAGAAAATGCATTATCCCAATATGCCCAACTATATGTTGTACACATTCTTTCCTCTGGATTATTTGTAATGTCTTTGTACATTATTTTCCTCAAGTTGGGTCATTATAAATAAAGATACATAGTTATATATCGGAGTAGGGAAATGGAAGTCAAGTTTAAAATAATTGATGTTGATTCTTCACAGCACTCAATGATCGTGAGATACTATACTAATTTGCTAACTGAAGATAGTCTAGCAACATCATACAATCCAGATGGGACTATAGCTAGAAGAAGCGATGGATCACCACAAAGATGTCAAACAGATTATAACTTCAATATATGGCAAACTGATCCTCCTATTACGGAAGAGCAAATTAAGAAAATTGCAAACGACGGAGCGCCTTATGATTGGTTTAAGCTAAGACACGATATTCTCGATCCTCAAATAGATACTTCCTTAAATGTTGTTTCCAATCTATTAAATACAGAATTTGATGCCATCAAACCAGTATTTTCTATTGATACTATTGATACGAATGCAAATACAGAAAGTACATTGAGTGAAGATCATATTGAAAATCTAATTAACGAACTTCTAAACAATTCAAGTGCAAATACTTCAAACACACAATGAATAAAAAACTTGGTTATTATACTGTTGGTAAAAAAGAGTTGGAATCAAAAATTCATGCGTGTATCTTTGCAACGCATATTGCCAACAATGTCAAGGAAAATGTAGATCCTCTTAGTCTTGTCAAATGGCATTTCAACGAAGATATTTTTTCCAATTATAACTGGCTTCAAGAACCCGAAGCGACATTGGATCAACTTTACAATAAACGAGCAAGAGAACTTCGTGAAAAATATGACTATATCATAATTAGTTATAGTGGCGGAGCAGATAGTCATAATGTTGTAATGTCTTTTCTTCGTCAAAACCTTCATATAGATGAAATTATCGTAAATTGTTTGGACAAAGGAAATGAAAAATTTGCTGTAATTGATCCTAATGTTACTGATGCAAAATATGCACATGCATCGGAACATAAGCTGCAGGCAATTCCAAGAATAAAAGAAATACAAGCAATTGCTCCACAGACAAAGATTAGTGTCTATGATATGACGGATCATTTGTTTGATTCATTTGCCAATTCTGAAGAAAATTGGTTTTTGAAAATGCGTGAGGAACTTAATCCTGTTGATGTTACGAGATACAATTATATTCATTTTTCAGACTTTAGAAAAAGAGTTGACAAAGATAAAAAGATTGCAGTTGTAATGGGGATTGATAAACCAAAAGTTGTTATTGATGATACTAATGACTTTGTTTACTTAAGGTTTTCAGATAGATTAACAAATATATCTCCTGTTGGAGAATATATGAAAGACTATACAAATACGACGGTTGAATATTTTTATTGGAGTCCTGATGCATGTGATATGTTATGCAAGCAAGCCCATTTAATAAAAAAATGTATTGAAATTGATCCTGGTCTAAGAAACTTTTTTAGTCTTCAAACACCAAGAAATATGGTACCTGGATTTCTTAGACTTGTGAGCGAAAGGCTTCTTCGACCAATATTGTACACTACATGGAATAAGACTTGGTTTCAAGCTGATAAAGGTATTTTTGATTGGCACACGGATTTTGACACTTGGTTTATTGATGGATATGTTGATAATAGGGCAAATCTTATATGGAGAGAGGGTTTAAAACAGGTTGTCAAGCGAGCAAGACCTTTTGTTTATTCGCATGGGCAAGTATATGATGGACTAATTAGTTATTATCACAATTATAAAATAGGCGTTTTAAGAAAATTTCATAGTACTTGATTTCAAAAAAGCGATTTGCCACTTATACTAAATAGCTAAAAAGGTAAGACAATGGCATCATATGCAGAACTCATAGTAGACCAGGGTTCTACTTTTAGCACAATTCTAACCCTAACAGACGACACAACAAACTTGCCTATTAATGTTTCCGGATATTCTATCAATGCGAATATCAAGAAATCTTATTATTCAGTAAACAATACTGCCGTTTTTACATCAACAATAAATGATGCCGCAAACGGAAATGTAACGATTGCATTGTCATCTGGTGTCTCAACAAACATCAAGGCCGGAAGATATGTTTATGATGTAAAAACTACTAGTCCGGGAAGCGTGGTAACTAGAGTTATTGAGGGTATTCTTACGGTAACGCCTAAGGTATCTTAAAATGACAATAGCTGTTAGAATTGCAGGTCCTAGTTCAACTGCGGTTAGCATAAATTCACAAAACCAGCAAAAAGTAAGAAGCTTGACTCCAAGTGCCGTTGCAACTACAACGCTAGCAGGACTAACAGACGTTTCGATTATAGATTCAAGCAATAATAGTACTCTTGTTTACAATTCGGAAACTTTAAAATATGAAGTAAAAGCACTTCCTGTAATATTTGGTGGTACTTTCTAATGGCAAATACTACCACTATTATCCTAAAAAATTCTGGAACTACTGGAAATACTCCAACTGCTGCAAATTTAGAATTTGGAGAATTAGCATTAAACTATGCCGATGGACTACTGTTCTATAAAGCAGCAAATGGTACAGTTCTTAGTATAAGTGGAAGTGGAGGCGGTGGTGGAACTGGAAATGGCTCTGCGGCGTTTGATCAAGCTAATCTCGCTTTTGCTCAGGCTAACACGGCCAACTCAACTGCTATAGCAGCATTTGCTCAAGCTAACACAGCTAATATAACTTCAGTTGCTGCTTTTGCTCAAGCTAACACAGCTAATATAACTTCAGTTGCTGCTTTTGCTCAGGCTAATACTGCCAATACAACTGCCGTCGCCGCC